TCTGATATGTTAATGTATATTTTTTCCTTTTCTTCTTTATAGTGGTTTAGTAAAAAAGACATTAAAGGTTCTCTTAATGGCTCCCATATTTGCAATTCATGCTTTTCACCTGAACCATTATAAATAGATAAAGACGCTCCAGATAGTACGTCAAGTTTTTTAACTACTTCAATATCTCTATCCGCATTACTTAATTGATTAGCAAAGAATTTAATACTTTTTGATCTGTCGTCTTCCATTGTTTTAGTTTTAGACTACAAATATACATAAATATATTTATATATAAAAACCTCTTTTCCTTGTTTTATTGAAATAATTTACGTATAAGAAATATTTTACCTATCTTTGGAAACATGAACGAAACAAAATACTATAAACAAGTTTCATACGGTCTAAAAGACTTTGACGAAAAGAAGGGTGTTGTTGTTGCTTATGCTAACGCTTACGACTTCAAAGATTCAGACGATGACATTAGTGCGAAAGGCTCTTTTGTTAAGACTGTTCAAGAGAACAAGAAAAGAATCAGAGTATTAAAAGACCACAATCCAACTATAACACTAGGAGTTCCTTTAGATTTAGATGCTAAAGATAGTTATGGCTTATTAACCACTACACAGTTTAACCTACAGAAAGAAGTTAGTAGAGATATGTTTACGGACATTCAACTGATGCATGAGAACGGTTTAAACGCTGAGTTATCAATTGGTTATAGGGTTGTATCAAGAGACAACGCAAACAAATCTATTATAACAGAATATAAGTTAATGGAGTATTCTTTTTTATCTTCTTGGGCTGCTAACGAACTTAGTATTGTACAAGACATTAAGAGTATTAAATCAACTTACGGAATATTAGAATTAATAGAAAAGTCTTATAATCTGGATTACTCAGATACAAGACTTAAGCAAATAGAAACATTATTAAAGTCACTCACAGACAAAGAGCCGATATTAGATATCACTCTTAAAGACGAGCCGGCAAACGATGCGATTAAACAATTTATATTACACATTAAACAAAATGGATATTAAAGAACAATTAGAGGTGTTGACTTCTGAAATTAAGAGTCAAACGACAGAACAAAGAGAATTAGCTATTAAGGCGTTCGAAGTAAAGAATAAAGAATTTATGACCGCTGAGATTAAAACGGCTGTTGATGCTGTAAAGGCAGAAAATAAAGAAGTAACCGAGGGGATGCAAAAGCATTTAGATACTTTAGACCTTAAGTTACAAAATAAGGATAAACAAAACGCTATTCAAGGTGACAGTATTAAAGCTGCTATTAAAGAGAACTTTAAGACTATTGAAACAGTAGCAAAAGGACATTCAATTGACGTAAAAGCGGTTGGAGATATGACATTGCCTGTTAATTTAACAGGAGATCAGCCAAGAGATTACAACTTCGATGTTGTTATGACTCCTGGACAATTGGTAAACTTCTCGGACTTAACTGGTAGTGTATCAATTAGCGGTGGTACTTATACCTTCCCTCGTGAGACAGGAACAGAAGGAAGTATATCAGCACAAACAGAGGGAGCATCTAAAAGTCAAATCGATTACGATTTAACTATGGTAGATGTTAATACTGATTTCATTGCTGGTTTTAGTAGATATTCTCGTAAAATGAGAAATAACTTACCATTCCTTGAATCATTTGTACCTAAAGCGTTAAGACGTGATTATATGATTGCTGAAAATGCTTCATTCAACACGGTATTGGCTGCTGCTGCAACTGCATCAACTCAGATCATTACAGGTAAGAATAAGATTGAAATGTTAATCAATGAGATTGCAACTTTAGAAGATGCTAACTTTCCAACTACTTCAGTAGTGTTAAGACCTAGTGACTTTTGGGATATCTTAAAGACTGAAAAGTCTACAGGTGCAGGATATGGATTGCCTGGAGTTGTTACCTTTGATGGTGGACAATTAAGAATCAACGGTATTCCTTTATTTAGAGCGACATGGGTAGCTGCTAACAAGTATTATGTTGGTGACTGGTCAAGAATTAACAAAGTAATAACAGAAGGGTTGTCTCTTAACTTCTCGGAAGAAGAAGGAACTAACTTTGTTAAGAATATGATTACGGCAAGAATCGAAAGCCAAGTAGCTTTAGCAGTTGAACAACCAGCGGCGATTGTTATTGGAGACTTTACAGCAATTTAATGGCTAAGGTTACTCTACCGTTTTACTGTATACAGACTAACAAGTCATACAAGAAAGGCGACGATTACGAAGGTAATAGAAAAGACTTAGGTGGTTTCTTAGAGAAGCCTAAAAAGTCAAAGAGTAAGTAGATTTAAACAATAGTTTAATTTGTAAAAGCCCTTTCTCCTTTATGGGGTCTGGGCTTTTATTTTACACCATAGATATGATTAAAGTATTAATAGACTTTCAGAAGCAAAGCGAAGGATTAAAGCAATATAAAAAGGGTCAAGAGGCTTCTTTTAGTAAGGTAGACGAAAAGTATCTAATTGCTAACAGTTATGCTGAGAAGGTGAAAGAGAATAAGAAATTAAAGGTTAACTTAGAGATTAAATAAATGGCATACATAAACGTTATAACATTAGCACAAGCTAAAGAGTATTTACGAGTTGATGACGACTTAACAGAAGATGACGCGGCAATTACTATAATGATTAATTCTGCTTTGTCTTATATAGAGAAGAAAACAAGGGTTTTTGTATTTGCTAGAGATATAGATTATAGATTTATTAACGGATGTATAAGTGTTTATGATGCGCCAATCAATAGCGAGGTTTTGCCTATTGCTGCAGACATGGAAATAGAAATACTTACACTATATAGTAATTATCAGTTTGAGTCTGGTAATACGGTTCTTACGTTAAACGTAGGGCATGTTTTACCCGCTGATGTACCAGATGAAGTAAGAACAGTAGCGTTAAAGATAATCGACCTATTGTACTACGAAAAAGATACAGGTAAATCGTTTCCTGATGATATGGATTCTATCACTAGATTAATGCTAGGGCAACTAAAACGATTTGTAATATAGTGAGAGCAAGAAAGATAACAAAGCGAATAGAGGTTTGGCAAACTATTGAAATAGCTGACGGCTTCGGAGGTGAAAAGGTTTACACACAACAAATAACTACCACATGGGCTGAGGTTAAAACACTTAACAATAAGTTTAATGTAAGGTTAACAGACTTTGGTATCTCTGAAACTCAAACGGCAATATCTGTAAAGGTTAGATTACGATCTGATTTCACATATAATAGTATAAATCAGTTTATAGTATATAGAGGTGAAACGTACACTATTAACACATTCCCAACTAACACAAATTACGATAATTCATACATTGAATTTATAGCAGTTAAAGAAGCTGTTAAGAGCGTGCCAATACTAACGCCAATAGGAGCGGAATTAATAGCGGCAGGATATAAGGCTACAGTAGAAGCGTTAGGCGGTGTATTATCGAGTGAAGCATGTACGTTAGCTTTTGTTAATAAGTTATTAAAAGACAATGAACCAGTATTAACAGGAATACCATTAATAGTAAAAACATATAAAGACTTTGTATTAACTAATGGCGGCACGTTATCAAGTGAGGCGTGTACAACATTATTTGTAGCTAGGCTTAACACATGAAAATAGTTGTTAAGGGATTAGATAAGGCAATAAAAGAATTAAAGGGCTTTGGTGAACAAGGGGTTAAAATGATTTCAAATGTAACACAAGCCAACGCAAACGAGATATCAGCAAACGCAAAGACATTAGCACCATCTAACAACGGTAAATTAAGACAAAGCATACATACAGTACAGATAAACGAATTAAACTATAAAATAGTAGTAGGAGCGTCTTACGGGGCATATGTAGAGTTTGGTACAGGTGTGAAGGTTCAAGTACCAGCAGAAATGAAAGACATTGCGGCACAGTTTAAAGGTGGCGGCGGTGGAAGTTTCGAGCAGGGTTTAAAATCAATAGAAGACTGGTGCAGAAGTAAGGGCATAGATGTTAAATTAGCGTATGTTATTTTTGTATCTTTATTGAATAAGGGAATGGATGCACAACCGTTTTTATACCCAGCATTTGTAAAAGGGCGCAAACAATACGTGCAAGATTTAGAGAAAGGATTAGAGGCATTAATTAAAAAACAGAAGTAATGAGCAAGAAAATTGAGGTAATAGGAAGCTTCTTAATAGTTACAGATACAGTAAGCGGTATTATAGATAGTCCGCAACCCATACCGTCTAAGGAGATGACGTGGAATGAGGAAGAGTTACAAGGCGGTAGGGTTGTATTTGAAACCACTAGATTTCTAAGCGAAAGTACAGAATTTGAATTATACCCGCCGTTTGCTTTATCGGAAGCGGTAAACGGTTCGCTAGTTGCTTTCACAGAGTCAACATTTAGAGACTTTTGCACGGCTAATTTAGGGGGTAGCGGTTCAGCGGGCGCAGCATCAATTTACGGAATAGAAGTAGCAGCTGGAAACATACCAGGCAGTTCAACGGTTCAATTAGTAGGTAGAAACCCAGCAGTAGGAAACCAGTTCGAAGATATTTGGGATGCAGGTGTATTATCTACTTTAGATTATGACGCGCAAACAGTTAATTTCACACCTGGTTTATTATTAACGGGTGGAACTTCTGGAGCAACAGCAATAATCGTAGCTGATAAAGATGATGGCGCAACAGGAACATTAACAATAAGAAAGATAAACGGTATATTTCAAAACGATGAAACTATAACGGATAGTTCAACAGGTAGCGCAACATCTAACGGGGTAGTTAGTTCTATAATGGCGCTAATTTATCCGACAGCTGGCGAGACTTGGGAAGTTATATGTGAAAGCGCTAATGATACATCTGCGGGAACAGGAGCGAGAACAGTATTAGTAACTTACTTAGATTCATCTTTTGTAACGCAAACAGAAACAATAACATTAAACGGACAAACAGCAGTCACATTTGTAGCCACTAATGCTTATAGATTTGTTAGTGCTGCGGTTGCAAGTTGGGGGTCTAATATTGATAACCTTTACGGCAAATCAAATAGGGGTACTATTATAGTAAGAGACTCAACAAGTGAAAATGTAAGAGGTGTAATTACCTTTGATGATTCAGTAACAGGAGACGAACACGGTTTAAACAACTCACAAGATATACACTATACAGTACCAGCGGGTAAAACTGCTTTTCCTGTATTAGTATTAACTAATGTAACTAAAAACCACGATGTTACAGCGAGGGCATTGTTTAGACTTGATGGTGTGGATGGGTTCTCGACACTTGCTGAAATGGGGAACTATCAAAATTCATTTATATTGGATTTATCAGGAGCGCCCGCACCAGTACCAGAAAAGACAGATTTAAAATTTATAGCACGTTCTAACAATACGTCAGTAAGTGTGGTAGTAGAATTATTCATAATTGAAATAGACAACTAAGATGGCAAGGACAGTAGGACAAAACATAAACACAAACGATTCGGCGGAGCTTAGTGATGCTATAGCTCTAAACGCTTCGACTTCAACAACAATACAAGCACCCTCAGAAACTAGAATTTTCTGGTCGGTGTCTAATCCTGAGAGTTTCGCAATATGGGTTAAGTTTCAGGCGGCTTCGATTGATAATGATAAAAAAGGAATTTATATTTCTGGTAATGGCTATTGGGAAATGCCCCCAGGCGATAAGTACACGGGGGAGATTTCAGCGATAGCAGACACAGACACGCCAGAGGTTAATACAACACAATATTAATTATGAGAGATTCAGGACAAACAGGTAGTACGGGAGCGGCACAAGATGTAAAGTTATTGGCGCAATTACAACCTAATACAACAGCACAAACATTATACACGCCCCCAGCGGGAAAGAAAGCTATTTTAACTCATTTATGGATAGCTGTATATGATAATGACGTTAAAGTAAACTTAAACCACGATGTGGGTGGAAGTACTTGGGATAAGTCAAACGCATGGATGGATGAGGTTAAGATAAAAAAGGATTCAGCTATTGTATCGTTACAATTAGGGAATGTTCGGTTAGACTTTGGAGATACGTTAGGCGTTGAGATCGACAAGAGCCAGGATGCGACATTTAGTTTGTACGGTTACGAAGAAGATATATAAAATTATAAAATAGAAAATTATGTTAACGAATATAGATATATTTAAGAAACAAGTAAACACAGGGGTAAATGCTAATGCAAGCAGCACTACCACACCCATAGTTACAGAAAATGCAAAATACATTGGTCTTTTTGTGAAAGGATCTACAGGAGCACACGCGACTCACGTTGTAACATGTCAGATTTTTGACGGTGTTAATTGGTGGGACTCTGCTCATTCTGTTACTGGCGAAGGGTTTTTAGATAATGAACTTTGTGTATGTGAACAGGTTAGAGCAAAAGTAACAACCTCAGAAGGCGCTACATCAACAGTAGATATAACAATTATAATTAAATAATGATTAAACCACTACCAGACAAATGGGTTCGTAAAGCTATATTTACACAGTTAAATAATATAGTAGTTGATGGTAACACAATACCCTGTAAAGATACAAGGGTAACGGGTAACAACATACCACAACACTACATTTTAATGACTACTCAAACAAACCAAGTAGACAAAGCGAATAAGTGCGAGTTCTTTTGGGATAGTAGCATATTATTAGATATTGTAACAACTTACAGGGGAACAGGAAACACAGGGAGCAGGGATTTAGCTGATGATATACTAGACGAAGTAAGGAATTTAACAAACAATTTAGTGTTAGATGTTTCTAGTGGTTTAGAGGTTTTTATACAAACACAAGATTTCCCAAACGACATAACAACAATAACAGCAAACGAGAATATATTTAGAAAATTTATGCGGTTAGAATTAACCATTAAATAATCGTATATTGCAATAATTTTAATTAAAATAAATACAAATTATGAGTACATTTATTCCAGGTGACGGGCTTGTTCTTTACATACATGACGGTTCTATTTATAGACCAGTTGCGTGTTTAACATCGAATAGCCTTTCTGAAACAAGAAACATTATTGAATCACAGACAAAGTGTAGCCCAGGTCTTATTGAGAAAACTGCTGGCTCGTATGTTTATGAAATACCTATGGAGGGTCAATACATCGACACTACATCTGTAGGCGCAGAAGTAACAAAGGCTTCACATGATTACCTTCATACTCTTATAGTGGCTGGTGGTACTGAGACGTGGAAAATGGACACGGGTCTAGCTGATACAGTAGCTTACTACGGTACTGCTATTCTTCAGGATTTAGAGTTGACCGCCCCATCGGGTGACGAAATAGCAACATTCTCAGCTACTTTATCAGGAAGCGGTGCAATTGTTACAGTTGACCCTATTGTTCCTTAAGAACTAAACAAAGCAAATTAAACTAAAATTAAACTACATGAATAAAATAAATTTAACGATTAATAAAAGGAAATTAACATGCTCTTTTGGTTTGGGCTTTTTAGGTGAGTTAATAGGTAACCTAGGTGTGCCAATGAACGATCTTGAGAGAGAATTATCATCTAACCCGTTTAAATACGTTCCAATACTTATTTTTACATCGGCTAAATATACTCTAATGAGAAAAGGAGAAGAGGCAGATTTTACTGCACTTGAGATAGCGGATGATATAGATGAAGATGGCGGTTTAAATGGCGACAAAGTTATTTCTTTTATGCAAGCTTTTTATAACTCTTTATCAAAGGATGTTCCAGTAGATGAAGACAACGGTAAAACAGATAAGAAGGAAAAAAAGTAGATTGGGCTAAAGATGTTATATCTATGGCTCTAGGGGAGTTAAAATGCCCCTCGTTAGATTATGTTTACGCTATGACATGGGCTGAGTTTAGAATTAGACTTTACGCATATGACAGAGAAGATAAATCAAACTGGTACAAGGTTCGTGAGATTGCATACGCTTCTATGTATGGTAGTCATGTATCTATTAAGGGTAAGAGATTAC